CAAATAATAATAAAACTAAAACAAATAGGGTCCCCAAAATCTTATAGATAGAAAACAAAGACAAGGGGGCCCTAAAGGTCTCAGAAAATAAAAATCACAAAACAAACAAACACATTACAAAGCAGAAAATTTTATTTTTTTTACATTTTTATATGCGCTTAAAAACTAAAATAAAATTACATAAAACAGGTGTGACAATTTTAATTCAAACTAGTAACTTCCCTACCGACTTGCCTACTTAAAGGTATATTGGTGAGCAGGGGTTTGCTAGGAATGTAAACTCTTACTTAACTTATTATATTCTTTAATCAACAAAAGTTTCACACATATTTTAAGTAAAAATACAAAACATCTTAAAATTAAACATAAAACAGATTGATTAAAATACAAACTACTTATCCACACGATGTTGTTTTTCATCGCATTTTGACCAGAGATTTCAAAGGTCAATATCCTCAACTTTTAGTTGGAATAGTTGAGGTTCATTAATTACCCTTTGCGGTGTTAAAGAGTGAAAGTAGCGTTCACGCTTCATCCGTTGTACTCCTATAAAATCTAGTATTATAGGACTTTTTCCGTGCTTAACTAAGATCCGGTTAATAAGATCTTTAATATAAGTAAAGTAGACTTCTCCCCAATCAGCTGCAAAGTCTAGCGCAGTTTCTAAGTTATCACGGAACTGCTGCCGAGGATTAAAAGTTCGGCGTACATAAGTCAACAATGTTTCAATTGTATCTTTTTCCATTGCCCATCGCACATAATTGGGCTCTTCTGGGTCGACTATCCACACACGCTTCAAAAATTTAAGCTCGCTTAATGGAACAAGGCCTGCTTGTCCGTCTTTGGCTGAGTTAGTAGTAGGCCAGCCATATTTAGCATACCAAGCACTAACCGTTTCACCATTATAAAGATGTTCAATTTCCTTCGCTGGAACAACAAATCTGTCATCACCATACTTGCGATCCAGGCAAAGTCGCTTAAATTGCTCAAAACTACACAAATCCAACCGTTTTGCTATACACATAATTTCAAGCCAGCTACAATAAGATATTAAAATATGAACAAGAGTATTAATATCTCCAGTACCAGGGAAACCTGAAGGATTACCCCAGCATTTATGATATACCATATCTTTATATTGTACATCACCAGAAACAACAGCATCAATTAGAGTTTCTCTAAGTATCCAGTCTTCAGATTGAGGTTCAGTCTGGTATACTAGATTAACAACTAAACAAGCTGCTCTAAACAATTGGGGCGACATATGGCCATCCCAATTTTGCACGTCAAGATCAAATCCGTGCGTATTTAACTCACTAGCTCTTAAATATGTCAACAATGAAGCTATTGACTCAGGATTAATCCCAATACAATAGTGTTCATCACCAGTATTAGCTAACTTATAGAGTTGTGTAAAGAAATTAGCAAAGTAACGTCTATACAATATCGTAAATTCCATTGGCAAAACAGTAATAGTACGAGTCTTACAAATTCTATTATCAGGCCACAAAGCTGGATGGACTTTTCCATATAATTCTGTAACTTGTTCTGATGTTAAACCATAGGCTTTACCGACTGGGCGCAACTCATCTTTCATAACTTCCATCATAGAGAAAGGTGGAACTTCTCTTTTCTTAAAATATCTTTCAAAGGTTGCGCATGATTCAACTAAACGGGAATCCATATAAACTAGATCACCATCTTCGTCAAATTCAATAAAATCTTTCTTTCCTTTCTTTGTTCTCAAATGCACCCAAGGTAAACCGGGTGAAGTATTAGTGTCAATGTGGCGCATTGTTTCATCACCTTCACATGCCTCAATAACGGAGAGAACACGAGGCTTATTGATCTTGTATTTATAATATTCAGAGATCTCACGAATAGCTTGATCTAGGAACATCCTTGGAATAGCTCGCATTGAATCACGACCATGTTTATTAATGGAATTGGCCGCAGGATCACCACAAGCTTCCGGTTGTGAAGCTGACAAAACAGCAGGGACACGTTTAACAGGTAAATACTTGAACATAATAGTACGTTCAAATTCTGTCTTTCCACTCTGAGAACATCTACATGGTTCAGGTACAGAACCAACAATTTCCAAATGTGGTTGTATAATAGAACATGTAGCTTCACTAGGCATTTCAGGGTCACAATAAATTGGTCCATTAAAACGGGGAATTTCAAAATTAGATATTAAATCAACCAAAGTTTCACGTGAAATAACAGAGAAAAATGATTTTCCAGCTTCCCGGAAAGATTGGAAGCCGGCTATTGTAGGCGAATTTTCATTAACATTACAAACAAGGATAGGAGAACCAGAAACACCAACATTCACAAATGAATCTAAAACTCCAATTTGGGCGATCTCAACACTAGAACCAAGTAATGTTACAGTTCTACCTTTCTGCATATGATCATAAGGACACTCACCAAATTCTAAATCGCCACGTACTGTTCTAGTTATTATAACAGCACTTTCCATCTTTTCAGCATCTAATTGCGCACGAGTCTTAATATATTTAATACGATCTCCCCAATCAGGGAAATCAGTACTATATACAATAGCACTATCACATCCTCTTACATGGGTAATATTAAGATGGTCAATCTCAAATCCATATTTCACACCAGGACTAATATCAACAGATAACCAAAATTTAACTTTTGGTTGGGTCTTAATCTGTTTAACAGCATGCCATGGAACAAGCAAGCAACGGTTATAAACCTTAAAACCTTGGAATCCAGAACCATTCACGTTACAACGAACTACACCATGTTGTAACTTTTGTGCAATATTATTATATGTGAATGAACTCTTTCCTCCTTTATTAGCGAAGATGGAACTCGCTCTAAATGAAGTTGCTTGGGGCAAAAACAACTGTGCAAACTGTGTGCAAGCACCAATTATTGCAGCTGAAAGAGCCAAAATAGCAATAGGTTTCTTATATTCCTTTGCCTTAGTCCACAAGTACGAACATGAACCAGAAATTTTATCCCATATAGCACTAAAGAATCGCAATGAACGTTG